CAGATAGGTGGGCTACTTTGGAATCATCAGCAGGCGTGTAACCAATTTTATCTTGTTTGGCATTAACTTCTTCAATTCCCGCTACATCACTGGCAGGTTTACGCATATCTGAAACGTTAACTTTATCATCTGGATTAGGGCACCAATCAGTAGCATGTGAACCAAGTTCAAGTTTTTCTTCTTTTGCTATGCAAGCGAAATCATCAGAAAGGTGCGCAGCATGTGGAGATATATAAGATACGCCACTAGGAACTGTGAATGTATATGAAACTTTACCCAATGAAGAATAATAATCACTATGAACCCATGTAATATAGGCTCCATTGCTGTCATATTTCCAAAACCCCAAAACAAAAGAACCCGTTAATTTTGTTAAATATATTGAGTAGGTATAGGTGCTCCCTGCATTAACAGCAACTCGGGTATTAAACCAACTGGGGACAGTTGAAAAGTCACCTGTGTATGACTGTTCTGACGAACTCGTTCCTAGTAACAAGTTAGTTCCTACAGCACTGTTATTAACTTGAGTTTGCAATGTGGAAACTTCTTCAATTCCTGCTACATCGCTAGCTGGTTTACGCATATCAGCTACATTCACTTTTTTATCTAGTTGTTGATTAACGTCAACTGTCTTGGCGTATGCATTCCCTGCACTGTCTGTAGGATCTGTTTTAAATTTCTTTTGGCCGTCAATTGTTTCATCACCAGTCGTATGAACAACTGTATCGTTAGTAGCAAACGAATCATCAATCATATTAAATTGAACGTTTCCCGCATTTGAGAACCCAATATTAAAATTATACCTATATGATACCGGTGTGGATCCAGAATATGCGGGAATTGTATCAGGGGCATTCGTCGCTGTAATCACAGCCATTAACATCGACTGACCATTTTGCGAGTCTGATCCCCAAATACCAAAGACCCATGCTTTGTAGTCCGCAGTAATCTTAGAATTATCAAGCACTGAGGAAACTATTAACGTGTTTTCATTTTTTAAAAAACCGTTGGCTTGAATGGTTTGGATAACATCTGAAATTGATGTGAGCTTAGTGATGTCAGTTGTTGATTGTAGCTGGGTATCGCTAACCTCAATCTTGTCAATACTCAACGAGGATTTATTTGCCAAAATGCTCGCAACTAAATTGTTGCCAGCATCAGTAACTTTAGCTAAATCGTAAGCCACTTTACTTACCTCCTTCTACTTTAATTGTTTTCACTACAATTGATTGGACCCCGACACCCACATATTCGCTCATATTCATGGTGTTCATGAACGAAACGGTGTTAATTTCCACGCCATTTAGCGTAGCCGATGATAGTCGGTCCATCAGCACGAGCAATGTTCGGTTAGAAGTGATCATGCTGGTTGGTAGTTGATCAACATCAACCACTTGCGGATTGCCCACCATTTTAGTTCCATCCCAGTGGTAGTCGGTGTGGACTTTTAGGACGGAAGCTTTGGGATCAATTTGTAACGCATTGCAAACGATATTAATAATGTCGTTAATTGTTCCACCTGAATGAGCCGCTAACAGCTTCGTTTTTAAAATAAACCGATATGTGTCATCATTCGCACCATATCGAGGTTGGTGAATATCGTCGCCAATCTCATCAAGCTGTTCGCCGACAGCTTCATCAATTATCCAAGAACTGTGGATGCTATCAAAGTTGTTGTCCAGCCATAACTGAAAGCGCGTCAGTACCCGAATTAAAGTGTTGATGTTGCTCCCTGCGCCAACCGCAAACCCGCGATCAAACATTTTAAATATTTCTGGGTACACATCTTTATATTTAGTTTGGTACATAGTCGACCTCCACATTATCATCAGTAATAACTGGAATTTCGAAAGCCGTTAACGTAATGTTGTCGGTACTTAACTTATCCTTATCAGTTCCAATTGAAATATCAGCATAATCCACTCCATCAATCGAATATATGTTGGAGAAAAACTGATTAGTAACCACTTTGGACCCCATTTGTAGACTTTCAATATAGCCTTCAATAGCAGCCTTAATGTCATCAGTACCTTCATTTTTATCAAAGCTGTCATTGACTTTAACACTGACTTTGGCAAAAATCGGTGTTTCTTGTGGACGATCGAAGTAGATCGTGTGCGCTTCGCCAGAATCATCGATTGCTGTGCCACTCTTAGATCCATAAAGGGCAATTCCACCGCCGCCAACTCTAAAAATTGTATTGACAACGTCCTGAGCTGCACCACCCTGAACATAGTAATGAACAGTCTTCGGCGGGTTGCCATAAGCATCAGGAGCATTCTCCGAACTGTTATAAACACTTTTGACGGCCGTTACCCCCTGGGTGTTCATTAATGCCGTATAGATCCCGTTGATGGTACCTGATTCGTTAGAGTTTGATGCCAATAGCAATCGGTTTCTAAAATCAAGATCAGTTTCCATGTCCTGACCACCTTCGGCGGCATCAGCATTCGTCACTGTGGCAATTTCTTCGACTGGGGATTGTTGGTTCACAATGGTTCCAGCGTCAACATTGTATTGAGCTCCCAGCTCACTTGAAACTACAATCGTGTTACCAAGCCCATTCGCATCTAACTGACAATCATCGACGGTGTAAAATTCATTTCCCTTGTCATCCATAAATATAGTACCGGTCGGAATTACATAACCCGCAGTACCAGTAAATGATAAGGTCACGCTGGCTGCTTCAGCTTGCTTTCGCATTAACCCATAATTGCCACCAACCCGATCAAGGTTTACTCCCGTGGCTTGCAGAATATATCCCGAATCATGAACATTTTCACCGTTTTGATCAACATTGACGGCTATTTTGGCCAAAACTCGGGCGAGCGTTCCCCAAAATGACCTGGGCGATACATTGGTATCTTCTCCGTTTTCTCTTCGAATAAAGCCTTGAACGGTATCTAAAGCATCGTCATAATTCAGCGGCGTATAACCATTTTCATCAATCATTGACGACACCCGCCTCCCATACAACTTCTTTCAATTGATTCTTAACTTCAATCGTAATGTGAACTTTGAGCACTCTTGCTTCCCGTTCGAAATCTACATCGTGAATCTCATCAATTCGCGGGTCTTCAAGAAGCGTTTCTCTAATCGCCGCAGTCACAAACTGATCGTGAACATTGCTTCCAATTACGGCTCCCCAGTCAAGGCCTTCATTGGTATCAAGAACCCAACCGCCTTTGCGGGTATTCAGGGCGATCATACATGATTGTGCGATTTCATCAAGACCGTCAACCATTGCCACGCTGCCTTTATCATCTTGCTCAAAATCGCCTTGATCATTTATATAGACATCTTTTGCCATTCAAACCACCTACTTTATATCGATCTTGCCAACGATAACGCCATCGTTAGCATCATGCATACGTTCGCTGTCAATCTTGTAGACACTATCGCCCTTGGCGTTAGAGGTATCTCGGTCTTCAAACACAACCACCACAACATCCCCCACTTGATAGTTGATTATCATTTCTGCATAGAATGGCGCAAAACTATGTGAGTCGCCAATATCGTCATGATATTTTATCTTAATCGGAATAAAAGATGCTTGAAGACTTAAAAGCTGTGGTCGCTTGGTGCCGTCGGAAAACAATGCCAGAGGTTGTACATCATATGTTTTATCCGCGTTTACTTTTACAATCTTGCATCTAATGGCACCATGAATATCACTCATCACATCGTCCCGAAACACATCAAAAAATTCATTAATGTAGTCACGACTTTTAGTCATTTGGTACGCCTCTTTTTCTGCTTTTCCTTAAGCTTTTTTCGATTAGCAGCGTCCAACTTCGCTTTGGTCTTTTTATCTTTGGTTTCAGCTTTTTTGACCGAAGCTGAATTCTTCTTTTTGTATTTAGAATAGTCAACAACGTCTAACGTAGAGGTACCAGAATCATCCGTTATAGAAGTTGTCCCACTGTTAATCAACACCCAGCCACTCAAGGTTGTACTTTCAATATGGAAGATATACCCAACGGTAAAATACGGCCTAAAAAGAGCTACAACTTGATAGTGTTGTAGCCCATCATCCGAATCGTCTTGAGGTTCCGGCTCCCCAAGCATTCCGGTATCATAGTTCAAATAGAAGTTCGATTTTTTGTTCTTGGAATAATCCGCAATCTCCAATCGACCATTAGGATAAGCTATCGGTGTCTTACACTGCGAAGCAATACTTTTAATGGCACTCATCGGTTTTGCTTTAGCCGTGTAGCCCTTGGTAAACTTCTTATTGTATACGAGTTTTAGCTTGTATATTTTTATCCCGGCCTCTTTGGCAATCTTTTTGATGATTGAAGAACCCTTGGTATTTTTTGCAAAAGATAAGGGTTTGTACTTGGTCTTTTTAGTTACCTTAGCTTTAGCAGTATGGTTAGCTTTTTGCTTAACATATTCTTGTCGTTTCTTTTTGGCAAAAGCATTTTTCTTGGTAATGATTGTATGCCCATAAGCTCGAAGCTGTTTGCTTGTAGCACCCGGATGGTTATCAATCCACTTACGGCGCTGTGCATTCATCTTGCTATTGTAAGCAGTGATTGTTTGGTCAAGCGTTTTTTGCGCAGAAATTGACCTTGAAGTAGTCGCCTTTTTCTTAACTTCAGGAAGTTTGTCATAATCACTGCCATCAACGATAGTGATTGTTGTGGTTTTTCCTGATGAATCGATTGTCGATGGCGTTGGTGTTGCCAATTTGCCTTCCATGATGATGCCGACGTTATTCGATGAGCCATCTTCACCATACCAGCCGCCATAAACCCGAGCGTTAGAACCCTTCGTCAAATAATTAATATCTTCAGCCGGCAAGTTCATCATCGAAACTTGCGTCGTCTCCTTGCTACCGGATGCATAGGACGCTTCAATATCTATTGAGATGTTATCAGGTACTTTGGCGTAACTCTTGAGAGTTAATTTTCCTTTTTTGCCATCAATCTCAAGCCTTCGATAAAGCCTAACGAGTTTCATTGCTCATCCCTCCAATCTTCCGGGAGCGCATACTCATTATCATCATCAGAAGGCTCGTCCTCGATTAATGAACTTCCTGAGTCATCATCTAGAAGATCAGAATTGTCAGTGTCATTCTCATCAACATCAGCAGTACTTGGATCTTCAATCGATGGATCAAGATCATCAAAATATAGAAAGACTGATATCTGAAAATTATCAATGCTGACGGTGTTCTCCACGCCAGTTTCATCAAGGGGGATAATCGTCACGCTTGGCAGATTAGCATCATTGATGTTCCACAATGGCACCCCATAAACAAGCTTTTCTCCGGTAATCAGCGGATTATCGTCAGCATCGTATAGGTTGAAATAAAAGTTATCGTAGCGTTCACGATAGTTGAACTCAATGGTGAAGTTCTCGGTTCCAACCGGTAAAACCACATAATTGGGGAGATCACTTGTATCAATAATTAATTTATCTCGTAAACTCATAAGATCCCCCCTACTTGACCCTTATCTTGACGCCAACCGGTATTGATCGGTCAGCGTACTTATTCCATTTGCGTAGTTGAGCAACACTGACATTGTACTTCTGGGCGAATTTATAATACGTGTCACCCGGCTTAGTAGTTACCGTCCTCACGGCACTTTTGCTATTTTTCTGCTTATGACCACTACCAGATTTTTTGTTAGCCTTACCCTTATTTTTCGATGAATTGGCTTTCTTTTTGACATTTGAATCAGCCCAATCCACCTTCTGTAAAGTAATGGTTAGCGGAACTTGGTTAGTCAAATAGGTGTCGTGTGGCTTGTCAATTCCCGAGATGATCGCGTGTGGGAAAGACGTTTGCCCGATCAGTGATACTTCGGCTGTATTTTCAGCCCATTTTCTGATCCGTTCGAACTTTTTAACCAATGTTGGAACTGAACCATCTTCACCAATTAAGGCGCCCCCAACAGAAATACTTTCGGTGCCCGCCTGAGTGACCGTGTTAATCGGTGTGTGCTTGATGACTGCCGTTTCATTAACGTTAACTGTTTCCGAAAAGTCTTCACTATCAGGCCAAAGAATCGCATAGCTTTCCTTGCTACCAGGATTCACTGGCGTGATCCAGGTGACATCTTTACCACCTGTTTCAGCCATTACAGCGGCTGCGATAGCTTTTTTAAGGATTGCCCGTTGAGTAGCTTTTTCAGCTGCTAAGCTTTTACTTTGAGCTTTCGAAAGTCTTGATTTAGCTGTCGACTGGTTTTTCTTAAGTGTAGTTAATGCAGAATTTTGCTCTTTATAAACTTTTTTTAGATTATCAAGTTGCTTCTTTAAGGCCACTTTTTTAGACCCGGTTGCCTTATTGCATCGCTTAGTGACAATTGCAATTTTCTTTTTGGTGCTTGCAACCAACTTCTTTTGGTTTTTGACATCTTTAGTCGCATTTTTATAAATTCGCGTATCTTTGACAATCGTTTTACTAGTTGATTGATATTTTTGAAAATCAGACTTAGCAGAATTGAATGCCGTTTTAGCATCGGCTAAGGCTTTCTTTAAATTATTCAATGCTTTTAAACGCTCACTAACCGTTGAATCAGCCGTCAGTGTAGGAATTGAAAATAGATAGTTAATCGAGTTCGATCCATTATCATTATTATTAAACGTCACTAAAACAGCAGATCCAGTTGAATAGATTCCTTCTGGCTCATTATAGGAATACTTCATACCATAGCTACTCGTTAGATAGCTTTTGACAAATTCCTTAGTATTTGTATTAGCATTAAAACATCCCACAGTCGCTGGATCACTATTGGAATTATATGCGCCACTTTGCCAGAAAACATATGGCCAACTCAGTGATTGAGATTGCCATGTTTGCTGTCCAACACTAAATCCCATTGCTGACAGACTAACTGTCTTTTTAGGATTGCTTAAATTTCCCGGGTCACAAACGCAATAACTTTCCGCCGTAGTGTAGCCAACGAGGTTATTACTGGTATCATAATTAACTCGTAAAAGATCAGGTGAATTGTAGAGCGACGTTAATGAACTTGCGTCAATCGAAGCCCCAGGCTGATAAGCGAACTTACTTATTTGGTAACCATTATGCCTGACAGAAGCCCAGATATTCCCTGAGCCATCAATTCCGAACGATGATCCGTGGCCCCCATTTTTAACCGTCATTTTAGAAACATACTTCATCGAACTATCCATCTGCTGATAGATTGTATTTTCTCCGGAACTATAGGAAATTAAATAGCCACCACCATACGGGATGCAATACTGGGAACCGACATATGGCGACTTACCAACTACATATTGTGCCATGAGTTGATGAGCCGACTCATTTATATCGAGTCCGGCGCCATTAGCTTGATCGTCGAGGCTATCTAGATAGTCGGTATTCACCTGATCATACGCTGCTTTGACATTATTTAAAACGGAAAGCGTTGAATTATAGGCATTTTTAGCTATATCTGCCGTGGCTGCCATTAAATAACCCCTCCTTCTCTTTTAGCCATTAAGTTGCCAAAGATTGCCTGAACCTGTTCGTTGACCTGCTTGGAAATATCATTGGCAACTTTAGTTCCAGCATTTTTATCATTAGCGTTAACCGTGATATTCATGTTCAAATTGACTGTAACGTTATTACTTTTACCAGAAGTAGGTTGATGCTTATCTGGCATGTTTTTGAGTGGATTATACTTTTTCAGGTTTTCCAACAATGCTCGATGCATCTTCTTCTGCGATTCATTACTGAATACAGAATTTGATGTTTTGCTTCGAGCACTAATGGCAGAGCCAATCAAATTATCCGCATTAGGTTTCTTAGGATTGATGGCAATTTCTGGATCCTTCTCGCCGTATACATTTAGCTTACCTTTGGTTGACCAACCGCCGTTATTATGGAGTGCTGCTTGAATTTTACGAGCGCCATTAACATGGTCTTGCGTATGACCGCCACGTTCCCACAGAGTAGAAAATTCAGTTGCCAAAGATGAAACCGATCCATTACCGCGTAAGACGCGCTTAAGAATGGCGCTATTCGCTCCATCACCGTGAAGTGCAAAATCAATTTGAGCTCCAGCATTTTTCCAACTCATATGATGTTGTGCAGCATATCTTCTTAAAGCAGGTCCACGATCGAGCCATTGCCCCAAGCCAAGGGCGCCAGCTGAGTTACTGATACCTGGTTCCAATTGCGATTCAAATTCCCAGTTTCCCAGAACCGCTTCGATTCCTTTCTTAGTAGCTGACGGATAGGCTTTCTTAATTGCGTTATACAAAGTCTTCGCACGCGATTCGATACTACCAGAAACTCCCAGTGAGCCGATTGAACCGGCGCTTCTTTTAAGGTGCTTACCAACCCATTTAAGTTGTGGTGCAATTTCTTTAGCAACTAACTTGGATAATGCACTACTATGCTTAGTGTCAGCCTTCTTATTACCATTTGAATGGCCGTGCATCTTAGTAACATCAAACCAACCATTATGCGAATAACCTCCATGCTTCCAAAGTGAACCTTTAGAAACACCAACATGGACATGCATTTCGTGACCAGCTAGGTGCCCCAAAGTAGCGATTGCTTGGCCAGTCTTTATTTGGTCGCCGGTGTGAACTTTGATATTTTTGTTAGTTCCAAACTCTTGGTAGATTTCTTGATAGCCGTCATCGCTTTTGACTGTGATAATGCTACCTAAATCTTTGTAATCATTCCATGGATTACTTGTCCCAGTTCGCGTAACTGTTCCACCATGAACGGCACGAATAGCCGACCCTGCTGGCCCTGAAAAATCAACACCATCATGGATTCCTTTACCACGGCGAGCATTAAAACCATTTGATTCAGGTAGCCCCGGTGTATGTCTCCAGTTGCCACCGGCACCGATTCCACCACCATTGCCTCGGGCATTGTCCATCTGTCGCCATACTTCACCAGACCAAGGATTACCGTATTTGGTGGTAGATCGCTTGCTTAGACCTTTAATGGCACTCCCCAGAACTGTATTAGACTTGGAAATATTTGATGAAAATTCATTTGCGAAAGCTCTGTTTGGATGGGCATTATTTTTACTAATAATTTTGTTGAGTTCAGCGTGTGAGACACCTGAACCTTTAGCATAATGGGGAATAATTCCTTGATCAGTCAATTTTTTAACTTGATGACCATTAAGAACACTTTCACCACGTTTTAAGTAACGAAAAGTGTCTTTGCCGCTTGGCAACGATAATGAACCATTTTGATGAACAATGGCCTCTTGTCGTGGCCCTGATTTAGCATCATTCAAAATTGCTAATTGATCATGAGCCAGTTTACCATTTGAACCATTCGCATAGTGAATGGCATTGATAACGGAACTATTACCACCAAACTGTCCAAGGACTTTATCAATTCCTTTAATACCACCATTTAATTGGTGAACAGTATTGGACATTGCTGAATGCGCGTAGTTATCCATCTTACCAAGTGCATGACCAAATCCGGTTGCAGTAGCTTTACCAGATGAGATAACTCCCGACTGCATTTGGTTAACTTGCTTCTGAACGCCCTTTTGCATACTGTCATAGGTCGAAATTGCTTGGTTCTTTGATTGATTGGTGTAATGCTTCGTATCGCTATTGATGTTTCGCCACTTAGAAGTATTGCCCTTATCAAATTGTACAAGTTGCTTGTAGGAACCCTTTTGCAATTGATCATAATCTGTAACAGTTTTCTTTTGCGTACTGTTCGTGATCTTTGAAGTTGCCTTATGGATATTAGACCATTTAGATTTACTACGCTTACTAAATTTGTCTAACTGCTTACTTGATCCATTTGATAAATCTTTGTAATCTTTTACAGTCTTCTTGCTTAACTTTTCTACGGATTTCAAAGAATTACTTGAACCAAGCTTAGTATTCCCAGCAGCATATCCCGGCAATACGTTCCCATATGAACCGCTGAGGACCTTTTTAGTATCTCGGTGGTTAAGAATTCGTTCACCATGTTTTACGTGAGCAATTTCAGGACCATTAGTACCAAGCAAGCGAGCTTGGCGACCGTTTACAGTGTATGCAAGCTCTGTGCCGCCTTCGCCAACGAGGGCAGCGTGTGAGTGCATTTCTGCGCCGCTAGTTCCTAGTGCATGAGAAGCAAGAGGGTTCCCAGGTAACTTTGCAGCATCGGTACTAGCAGTTCGTTTATGAAGCTTAGGGTGTTTTTTACCACTACCTAAATTATTCAAGAATGAGTTCATTTTTTGGAGTTCAGGAGTTAGGTTACTTGCCATCGCTTTGGTTCCAAGATGGCCCAGCTTAGTTAATCCACCCCAGAGGTTACCCCACCAATCACCAAACTTGCTCCAAATACCTTTGACTTTACCGGTCCAGGTATTCATTTGTTTCAGATTGCCTTTAACCATCGAAGAAGTCTTTTGAACAACTTTTTCATGCATTGTTTCAGCATTATCAATAGTCTTATTCTTGGTAGTTCGAGCAGCATCAATTGTTTTATCTCGTTGACTGCGTGCTTTCTTTATAAGATAATCATGCTGCCTTTTACTGATCGAATGGGAAACATAATATTCTTTATCTAGATAATCTCTTGTAGACTTATATTTTTTATTAGCATTACTTTTAACGGATTTGTAAGTCTTGTTGGCAGAACTTACAGTGGACTTCATTGTTTTGTATGATGATCTAATAATCGAACGAGCTTGTGATTGAGAAAGCTTAGTAGTACGGTCTTTTAGTCGACCATAGATAATCGTTTCTTTGTTCGAGTTATTAGTTAATAGTTTTGAGACAGAGCGATTAGTAGCTGAAATTGCCGCCTCACGACCCTTACCACCATTTCTTTCGCTCTGATTAATTCTACTAATTCCCTTAGAAGCGTTGTGGTAACGTTTATTCCAATAAGAGCTATCTTTTTTCTCCATTGAGGTAGCTTGCTTATTAGTGATGACGCCCTCTTTGAGTAACCATTGAACACGCTTGTTAGAAGAAGATTTCTCCGAACTTGTATATGACTTAAGCCCTTTACGCATGGAACCATAGACATTCTTATTGATCTTCGATCCGGTTCCTTTTGAAACGGTTGCCCAGTTAGCATTAGCCTTATCAAATGAAGATGTAAATGACTTTAATTCTTTATCTCCAAACTTATCTAAGCCCAGAGTAACTCTTCGATGATGAACTTTGTTATTAGAATTTTTACGGGCGTTCATAGCCTGTTGATAACCAAGACCATTAGCCGCTTGTGCTTCTGACCCTTGAAGACCCGCTCCGGACTCTCCGGGAACTGATTCTTTCCTTTTGGTCCCGTCAATGTTGCCGCCTCTGGCAAGATTTTTAATATATTTGCTTCCAGCAATATATTTAGCAACAGAACCACCAACAGACGATCCAATCATGGCAACCAATGGATTACCACCACTTAGTGCAAGACCCAGGCCAGCACCGACAGCATTACCGCCGGCTTGCCACATTTGACTACCGCCTTGTTTACTGTCAATACCATGCTTAAATGCACTAACGGCATGACCACCAATTTGAAGGCCAATGGTGGCATATGACATTCCCTTTAGGAGTTTGTCACTGCTTAACGCAGTTGCTGCATTACCTAAACGGGATGGTGCAAAGTGAGTTGATCCGGTTCGAATAGCTGATACTTTTTCTCCACGACGAATTCGCGATCCTACTAGAGGTGAAGCCCCGGCAGTGGAAAGCGCAGTGGAAAGCACCCTGGATGCGGTGGAAGCCTTGCGACCTCTACCAAATAGAAGGCTGCTTGATAACCCTAAAAGGCCCTTACCAACCTTGATACCGCCCCAAACACTCGCAAACGCTGCGGCATAACCGGCTGCTTTCTTAATTGGTGAAGGAAGCTTAATTAAAACACCAAGAAATTTATTAGCAATATTCAACACTTTTGTAAATGCAGGCAATACCGTTTTGGTAAATCCAAGCCCCATGACATTAAGATATTGTTTAAACTGTTGGATCTGGTTTTTCCAAGATGCCATATTTTTCTTAGCAAGAGTGGCAATATAGCCATTCTTACCGTATTTTTGAGCACGACTAACTTGTCCAGTTAATGATCTTAATTGTTTAGTATTATTGGCCAGGATTAAGCCTGATTCTTGCCCAGTTGTCCCAAAGAACATGTGAAAAACGTTAAATTTTTGAGCAGAGCTCATGCCTGCCGTGGCTTTCTTAAGAACGTCCATGTTATCAGCAAGCGTTTTAACTTGACCATTGGCTTTTTGAAAATCTGATGGCTTAAGCCCCAGGGCTGACATAACTTGTCCTTGTTGAGACTTAGCAGCCATATTAGGCGCGGCAAACGAATTCATAACCTTACGTAAACCAGTACCAGCAATGGAACCATCTTGTCCGTTATTTGAAAGAACACCGACGCCGGCGACGGTTCTGGCAAGCCCTTGATTAGAGCTATGGGCAGTTGCACCAACATATCTCAGCGAGTTTCCCATACCTTCGAAGTTTGTGGCAGTTAGATCTGATCCATATGCCATTTCGTTCAGAACTTTCCTGGTGTAGGCAGCCATCTTCCTCCTTGAATTACCAGCTTTAGTTTTATAGCCAAACTGTTCAAGCGTAGGAGCACCATAATTAACAACCGCATTATACGGATCTCCTGAAGCTCTGGCAGCCTGTAGGAAGTATTTGTGTGATGCTAATTCCTGACTACCGTTATATCCGCGTCGGACAAGTTCTTCACCACCTCTTGCCATCGCTGTTGGTGAAACACCATATTGTAACGCAAAACGGTTGTTTTCTTTCTGCATTGCTGCAGTTTCACGCTTCGATTGAGAAGTTGATTCCCCACCAGTCTTTAATAAGTTTTTGATAGTAATATACTTATTCTGCAAATTCGTAGCTTCGTTTGCTGATTTAAGAAATGCGGCTCCAACTATCCCTGCTCCCATAGCAATCTGAGAACTAATATTTACAAAGTCGTTACCGGCATCGTACAGATTTCTAAACGACTTTGTTGTCTTGCGACCACTTCTGCTCAGATTATCAAATGACGACTTACCTTTTGTACCGAACCTTTGAACACGTGTATTTGCATGATCAATATCACTACTTGTTTGCTTGAGATTTGTCTTTACTTTGAAGTCTGCCTCTTTAGGCAAACGTTTAAATGAGTTTCTGGCTTCCTTGGAAGTATCAGAAAAGCCCCTGCTAATTTGCTTCGCGTATTCACGTGAGCTATTAGCAAGGGTTTTATAATGTTGATTAATTTTATCGGCGTCCATACTCAATCTATCCGACAATTTACTTGATTTAGAGATTAAGCTGTCGTACCTATTTGAAAACTTATTTAATCCTTGAATCGACATTCGATTTCCTAAGTGAGACATTTGATTATTGGCCTCACGACTGGTTCTAATTAATCGATTCATTTTCTCGTTGGCACGGTCGATTTCATCAACATTTTCTGACACAACTCGGAATCCAACTTTGGCACTTCTTGCGTACCCCATGTTAGAATCCTCCTCGCATTTGTGACTGTACTTCCATGCGCTTAGAAATCGCCCAATTGAAGACAGACAGTTCATCAGCATTCATATACTTAATTGGCCGAGGCAGTCCGCTTTCTAACCCATTATAGATATAAGCAGTCCAGCCAATTGATTGAGACGTTGATTTATTAATTAATGCCTCAAGATCCGTTTTACGAATAAAGTGATTAGTTAAGTTCTTGCACAAGAAACCGGTCAGCTTCTGAGCAAACCTTCATAACGCCAGAATGGTTTTCCCAGAATTTCCAACTCATTTTTTCCGGTTTTCCGCCAACAGTGGGCGTACCAATAAGCGGATTAAGTCCAAGATCATCATTACCGTTAATAAAGGCATCCCAGTAGGCATGACGACTAACATCTGCCAAATCAGTAAACTTAACGGCATTCTCTACGCCTGGAAAATTGAAGGAATATTTAATGTTTTGCTTGGTCTTTTTGTCCCAAAGGGTTACAGAGCCAACAATCATGCCATTTCGTTCAGTTCTAACCAATTTTGGTTCTTTAATAGGTTCTTCAGCTTCTTTTTTTACAGTTTGTTTAGTCTCGGTTTCTTCAGTCATCTTAAAAAGTCTCCTTCGTTATTTATCTCTCTTTATGCAGTAGTGACAGGATCCACTTGTAATACCGACGCCTTGAGTACGACACTGACGCTTGGATATTCAGCGTTAAGAGTTGTATCAGTAGGACGGGTAATTCGTGCACTATCTGTATGGAAGTGAGCAAAGCTTGATGTTACTGATACAGGGACGCCAGTTAAATTGTTGGCCAAGTCAATGAGATGAGCATAATTGGCAGCATTAGGATCAATACTAAACGTAAACGTACCAGAATGATCATGGTTAATGGCTGATTTACCATTACCATTATTATCAACCGAATCAGTAACGTTATCGTTGTTCCAAGCAACAGCTACTTTATCGCCAGTGCCAAAGTCAGTAAATGGGAGGCCATCAATTTGAACTGACACTTCCCAAGGGTCAAATGTATGTTGAGTAAGTTTCATTTTCTACGTCCTCCTATAAATCGATTTCGCCAGAGATATACGCATCGTCAATCGCATCGGCTGGATGGTACTTCCAGGACAACCCGCGGTAAATTCGTTGAGAAACATCTACGTCCTTCATGTCCTCACGAGGTAACGCGGTGACCAAATAGTCCGGTTTACCATTTGCTTTTTCGCCAACGCCACCATTCCGATAGAGTTGATCAAAGACGCTCTCAACGCCCGACTTAAGCAAGTTAATTCCTGTGACATCAAATGAAATCTTGGGATTCTTAACCATAATTTTCGTGATTTCTTTATTACTGTGCTTGATAATAAAGTCACGGCCAAGAAGCATATCGATATAGTCGCCACTTAAAGTCTTGCCATCACGCACAATTGGCATTCCTTGGGCATAGTAATAAGTGTTGATGTTACCTTCTGTGTAAGGTGTCAGTTGATCCTGTTGGAATGACAGTTGATCTTGTGGTAAGACACTTTCATCCAATCCCGATGTATTAGCGATATCGAAACTACCAACAGGTAAAGAGCCAACGGCTCCAATCGTTCCAGATGAAAGAACATTAGCATGTGTATCGTCGGTATGGGCTTTAAAAGCAATTGTATTAACGTTTGATGCGTAGGCATCCGTATCGGAAATATTATCCACATCCACGGCTAAGATACCGGTGTTCTGCGCCTCAATATAATTTGAAAGCGCCGGAATTTTACTTTTATCGATTCCTACTGGAATCAAATACTCATCCCCGGAGTTATAGAATTTCTTAACTGCGGAAATTAAATTAGTTGAATCAGCCATAATATTTTTCCTCCTAAAAAGGAGTTTTACGATTACTCGCAAAACTCCTCATGTTAGATATTCTTTATTTAATTCACTACTTTTTTGCTGCTGAAGAAGCAGGTGTTGCTGCGCTTGATTCTGAAGAAGCACTTGAACTAGCACTCGATGTCGGGGCTGCTATAACAGCACTTGAAGTCGTAACCTTGCCTAAGTCTGTCCCGGACTTCGTTGGGTCCTGGCCAGCATACGTCGCGACAAAATCATAATTAGTTGCTGGCTTTAGATTTTTAAAAGTTACACCACCCGTTTCGCCGTCAACTAACTTTTTAGTTAGATCATCTTTCGAGTAACCATCAAACTTTTGATCAGCCATTATTCATAGCCTTCTTTCATTTCAAATTATAATGAACCGAATTGGTAGTAATGGTAGGAACACCATTTGCCTGCGGCAAATTATTTGCTCACAGTTACATCACAAGTTGCTGTAAACCCACCATCCTCAGTTGTGGCAATAATCTGAGTGTGGCCGGCTTTAACATATGAAACCTTGCCAGATTTATCAACCGTCGCAATGCCTTCATCTTTAGATGAAAATGATACATTGGCATCAGTGGCATTGGCAGGTGTAACTTTGGCTGTTAATTGATCATTACCACCAACAGTTCCTGAAAGGGATGTTTTATCAAGGGAGACGCCGGTTACTGGGGCCGAATTAGCGATTACTGTAACTTTAGTAGTGGCGGTAATATCATCATTAACCCCAGCTCTGAATGTAATAGTAGCGTGACCAGCAGACTTATAAACAATTGTGAAACTGCCATCTCCATTTGGTGAAACGGTCGCTACATCGGTATCACCTGACGTTGCCGTTACATTCTTTTCGGTGGCAGTTGATGGCAAAACAGTCGTTGTAACTTTACCAGTTTGACCGGCGACGCCTGAGATTGAGGCTTGATCAACCGTTAAACTAGTTGGCGATACATATTTATTTTGGGCAACTGCTCTCACTACCAGAATTGCTTCCGGTGGGTTGGAGCCACCAAAAGCCGCCTTAGCATGCTTATAAACTAATGTGTCGGGATCAAAATCATCACCGACTTCTTGAAGATCGTTGTACTGAGTTTGAGTTGCTTCAACTGCATCGGGATCTTCAATCAAATACTTCGGGATCTGGTCGCCCAACTCCTTAACTTTTCGAACGGTTTTCACCGAAGTATGAACTGGACCAAGTGGTTCATTTGTAATTGGCATAGTGTTTCCTCCTAATTTCTTGTAATTTTTTCATTGTTGCTATCGATGGCTTCAATAGTTGGCTGATCGGACTCAAAATTGCGTTCTAGTCTGATTTTTAAATCAAATCCATACTGTTGTTCCGAGTTATTAATCCCGATCACGCTTTGATCTTGTGGATCAAGCACCGCGACAATGATAATTCCTTGCTGCTTAACTTGATAATGAATTTCTGGATCCCGTAAATTGGCTTGTAAGTTGTCCATGATGTCAAGTGCCCGGGACTCTGATGTTGCGTGAACCGTGATTGATATATTGGTATCAACTGGTTCATGCATGGGGTACTGATGTTGAACGGGCGTGATAATGTTGCCACGTGGATGAACAGTGATAAACGGCAAGGTCGGTTTTGAACCCAGAGAATAATCCTCAATCACGTGAGCTTCATCAAGACTCGTCAAAGAACGGATCGTTTGTCGCATTGTTGCGATTGCTTCCGTCCAGTTGATGGTTCGCTTCATCGCTATTCACCTCTTGACTGTTAGACCGCAGATAGTAGATACAAGCATCAGACATGCCATAATAGGGATCCTTACCAACAACCTGTAAACATTCCCAGTTCTGATCATCATTGCCGGTTTTAATGGCAACGATCGTCCCAAGCGGAACGTCCTGAAGTGAGTACCATTCATGGCTGTAATTAATGCTCTTACCGTCTCCAGTTATGATAATTTGATTAGCATTAGCATTCGGACTAACTGGAGCAATTGGCTCGCTGACGTCAATATAGGGCTGCCCACGGAAATTAGTTCGTAAAAAGTCGCCGGTTAAGGTTATTCCGCCATCTTGATACGACGTATTCCGATAGATTCGAATTGGAATGCCGTAACGCTTAATCAAATTTCTTTTTATAAACTTCAAATTTCTATCACCTTACATCCGATTGATTTGTGCAATGCACCCGTATCAACAAGCGGATCGTCTTTACCCTTATTCTCGATGGTTATTGGCGCGTTATGCGGCGTAACTTTAAGCTTGATTTCATCTTTGATCCGTTGTTGAATCAATTGACCCACATCTTCATACAGTTCATAAGCCGTTAATTCACTATTCATGATGCGACTAAGGTCACGTTCAACAAGCTCATTGATGCGAAACATCCCTAAGTCAATACCATCTCTAAGAAATGAGCGTTCAGGGATTTTAACGTGCTTAAGCTTATAGAAGCTCCCATCTTTCATTGGAATGACCAAGTATGGACCATTCTTAGGATAAATCTCAGCACCAAATTCATTGACAGTAGCAATCATCTGTAAAAAGGCCAGTGAGTTATTGCCAACTGGCACCATGACCCCAACTTCCACGCGGTAATGATTGAGGGCTCTCAGTTCCTCTTTAATTTTGGGGAAATTATTGTCATCAGAAAATAGTTCAGCCAAGTTTAATTCGCCACCTTGAATGTCCATATCGGCTCAGTAGGTCATTTAGCAACTCTTCCCAGTGATTAGTCGCATTACCATTGTATTGGGTGTGTAAGTCCTTAAAATTATCCACCAGGATACCTTTGCCAAGGTCAGAATTGATCCAAATCAGTGATAGAATCTTCATTTCCATGGCTTGGTTCCAAACAAACTGATCAGTAGGAATGTTTAGTGGTTTAAGCAGGCCATAAGCAATTTCAAGTAAATCATTTAATGCATCATCGCTTACATCAACATCTGACAGCCTTTTAACACTGGCAATGACCTCACTTTGGTCAAATGGATAGTCCATATGATCACCTTCTACTTGGATCCTTTAAAGATAATGATATCTTTACCAGGAGTGAGATCGGATTGTGGATAAATCCGATTCAAGTTGGCTAATTTACGAGTTGTCGTATTGTTGGCGGTTGCGATTGCCCACAGCTCATCGCCTGGCTGTACGGTATAGCAAACATCGCCGTTTTTTGAAAAGTTTTTTGATGTATCAATTTGATCAGGGAACATATCATTTCCTCCTTACTTCAAATCGTAATGTACTGAATTGCTTGTCACAGTTGGATTACCTTTTGCCTGCGGCGAATCATTTACTCGCTAAAACATCAAGAATAAACACTTGCTTAGCAACGGTAATCGTTGGTACGAACTTCTCATCAACAATTGTCTTGACCGTCACTGGATCAGAGGAAGCGCTCGTTGATAGCGAAACACCAGTATCAAAAACAGATACAGTCGTCCCTGAAACTGGAACACTTTCTTCCGGTGTTTCAACAAAATTCATTTGACCAACCGGATCATTGGCAGTCCCTGGTAAGAAAATAATCTTGCCATCTGGAATGAACTTTTCAAACGTACCGTTGTTATTCCATCCTTTATCATAAACAACTACCTGTAATCCTAGGAACGCTGAGAACCATTGCTCAACAACAGGCTGAGTAAGAATGCTTCCCTGTGGTGATACCGTCCCAGAAAAAATGGTGTTTTTTAGTGCGGCATTGTGCATCAAAATATACATAGTCTTTGAATTCATTAAGGCTCGAGTTAAAGCCGTACCAACTTTTTGCGAGGCAGTATCCTTAACACTACTGATGTCATCATATGGATTAGAGGAATCATCAGTCCATGCTTTAGCAACTTTCATATTCTGGAATGACTCATAGCCAAAGTCTGCCAGTTGATTACCCAGAAGTAGCTTGCCGTTCAAAAGTGCTTGGACAGCGTAATACTCGCGAGTAAACCGAGCACGTAAAAGTAAATTAGCTTGATCATCATACAGTTTCTTAGTGATGGTCAAAACCAAATTTTCGTCATTAGATGCAATGGCATTATTCAAATCTTTAAAATCGTACTCATTAAGGTTCAACTTGTTTTTAAATTTGTAAGTTGGCAATGTGCCAGTTTGAAGTGAGCCACGTTCAACAGGCAATGCTGCTGAATCTTCTTTGGTTAAATCAAGTGGTGCCGGATATAGATCTTGGCCGTTGATTAATTTAACATTATCGGCCTGCTGTTTAGTGGGGGTAAATAAAGCTTCCATCAAATAGGGAGCTGTGTATTGCGGATTAGTGTTCCAATAGCCCTGTAGGTAATTGGAAGTTAGTAAATCAAATGCAGTTGCCACGATATAACATCTCCTTATCGATTAATTAATTTAACGCCAGGTGTTTTACTAGCGACCGCCTGTAATGCGGCTACAACCGTACTATCAAGTAATTTCTGGCGCAAATAAACATTTTCAAACCAAATCGTTACGTCAGCATCGCCAGCAGTAACATCAGTATCAGCAGCGATTACGCCAGCAAATACTTGACCAACCGCACCAGTAAACTTAGAAAGTTTAGTCGTGCCTTTGGACTGATCGGCACTCAGCCAGTCAACTGTCGCACCAACTGGAGTACCTTGTAAAATAACTTTCTTACCATCGGAACCAGCAGAAACAGTTGAACTGTCAATTGTTCCTGGTAAGCCAACAGTTAAATCTTGCCGAACTCTGGGATCAGAGTTGGCAAAGTATTGTGTATCAGCCATAGGTTACATCTCCTATTTTTTTATTTATCAAAGAATTTTCCTTTAAATCTATCTGGATCTCCCAGCGTTTTTTTAGCAACTAATTCGCCAAAACTAGGAACAGCATTATTTTGCTGTGTATTACTATTTGGAATTTGATTATTTTTAAACATGTTTTTCTTGGTAATCTTAACTACTCGATCAAGCATTGACTTGAAGTTGTCAACATTGTGCATAGTCGTGTCTGGATCGTCACTAACCAGTGTGTCAACATCTTCGTTGGTAAATTGGTAACCGGTATCTTTAAGCTGGTTAAGCACTTCACTGCGCATATCTGATCGATTCTTCTCAGCCTTGAGCTCTTCATTCTCTTTAAGAATTTCCTTGATTTGTGCCTGCTGCTTTTCTTCGTCGGTCATTTGTGCGTATTTTTCAGCGTTACTCTTACCAGCTTTTTTGCCTTCTTCAATACCTTTTTTGCGGGCACGAAATTCACGATCTTTGAGCAATTTATCAACTTCGGTTTGCGTAAACGTCTTGTCATTGCTACTGTTATCGCCATTATTATCATCAGTATTGTCTTTTGACGATGTGTCATCATTATCAGCTTGATCACTATTACCATTAGTATTTTGATTGTTTTGATTCTGATTGGCACTATTGGTGACAGTGTCGACAAGATTCTTAATAAAGTCTTGAGATGGTTGGTCGTTTTGATTACCAGAGTTTGTTGCGGTATTGTTGTTGGCATTCTGGCCACCTTCGCCACTTTCTCCACCTTGTGCACCAGGTTGGGATTGGCTACCTTCTTGGCCGGCGTCAGCAAAATACTGCAAATTCATGTTTAATTTATCTGATTCCATGTGTTGCCTCCGTTTATAGCCTGTCGGCTGTTAATTCCTTGCGCAGTTTAATGTCTTAAGCATGTTTGGGACAAAATAAAAAGCAATGAAGTTTTTACTCATTGCTCATCATCACTTGTTTGATTTTTATTTGAATGGTCAGCTGCTGCTATGGCGCCAGCAACGCCTAATAATGGAACTAACGAAACGTGTGCTATTTTGGTGCAACGACAGTTAGGGTGGGAGTCATCAGGGATGCTTGGAGAGTTTGCATCATTAACGGCATAGGGCCCATCTTCAGCAATTGCTTCACATTTATCACACGCACCTGGTTGAGTTATCCAATCGAAATACGCGATTCCCTGCGACCTAAATACCTGCGTTGTCGCTCTGTCTAAAACGCGCGCTCGCTCGGTAACAATCATGCGTCTGATATAAGCATCATTAGTTTCAAATAAGCCAGTTATCGTCTGTGGTTTAGCCGTACGAATACTCGGAAATAACTGGTTGACATCTGCTTGTTTTAATCCAGCTCGCAATGATTTAGCCACTAATGATTGGACGTTGTTAACGAGGTTATCGTTGTAGAGCCAGATATTGTCGCTCCATTGATTGCCATTAATTGTTGTACTGATGATCTTTTCGGAATTGCGTAAGATTTCTCGCTTAGTAATGTTGGCTTCTTTCACGACATCCGCCCCAGCCTTTTTAGCTAAACGATCGTTATTGAATTGACGACTAACGTCCCGTTTAAAATCACTGTTTAACGTTCGACCAAGTAATTTAATCGTAGCGATGGTAGCACCGGCAATGCTGAACCCAATTAAAGAATTCAAAGTATGATACCGATCAATTGGTGCATTCCTGCTATATTCTTTAAATCGGTTTTGAGATTGGGAATCATCATCCTTAAGCGTTGCCCTTTGAAAATGAAGCAGACGACGTCTATCAGCATCGGAATCCCGTTTTAACAGCTCAACGTATTTTAGTAACTCTGCTACTCCGTATTCAGCAATGAAGAAATTAAGATGATCCTCAATTTCTTGTAATGCCACTTGATAGGCATCATGAACTCGACCATATAATTCTTCATCACTCTTAAGTAGTTTGGCAATATACTTCTTCTCTTGAGCTTCACTAATCGGCTTCATTAATCATCACCTTTAGTCTGTGAAGTATCATTCTGGCTGTTATTACTATCAGCATATGGGTCAGGCGTGCGTGCCTTCGCCTGTTGTGCCAGTTGATCTTGTTCAGTGGCAATTTTCTGCATTTCTTTTTTAGCATCGGGAACATTTGAAAGAGAAGCAATCGCCGTTTCTTGAGAAGTGGTTGATTGTAACTCATTTGCTGTCTGTGCTTCAGCTAACAAGTTGTGCGGGATTGTAAAGTTAAAGGTGTACTCCAAATTATCGACATCATTAACGTCAATTCCTTGAGTTTGTAATGCACATGCCCAAATTTGAGTAAGGGCTTTTTTCATCTTAGTCTCTTTATTGAGTGCCTTAATCTTCATTGAATGAATTTTAAAATCCAAGGCCTGAGCAGCCGATGTACTAAAATCGATATTGTCTAAATTCGGAATCTGTGCGACCTGATAAATAAAGTCAGTATCATGCTGAATCTGGTTCTCTTGTAATTGATCCCCAGTCGGTTTTTCCATAAATTCCGCATCCGGCATTGGTAAAGCTTTGGACTCATCAGATTCAGCCCAAGCTTTATCCAAATATAGGTTAAAGACTCTTGTCTGATAAATTTCTTTAAGTTGCTCATCAGAAAGTTCAGAATTAATAACTTTCAAGATACTAGCCGCAAATGAGTCAGAATCATTTGCTTTGGCACTCATGGCGCTATCTAAATCATCGACCAGGCTAATCAGATCATCAAACACGCCGATCCGTTCCTCGTTGTCCATGATTTCGGCAATGGGCAGTTGACTGAAGGGATGTCCCAAATTATCGTCTACCCCAGTGTCTGGATCGGGATTTTCATCAAATACTAAAGAGGCATCGCTGGTAGCAGAGTTACTAAACGGCACCGTATCATCAATTTCAATTAGCTGTCCATGTAACGATTCGTTGCCCTTGCTATCCGGATAGTAACTGTAGGTTACCCCAAATAAGGGTTTATTTTGAATCGTATTGTCATAGACAATAAACGTATTTAAGGGATCTAGAAAAGTGATATGGGGATAGGCTTTCTCATCAGTATAGAGATACAAATAAGCGCGTCCATAAACGCTTGACCATTTGGACGCTTCTGTAAACACATCGTCCAGAACCTGATGCTTGGTCATCGCTTGAATAAGATTGTTGACTCTGTTGCCTTCTGTCGCTTCTTCTTCTGATGGATCCTGATAAGCAATGTCAATTGGCGTCCCAATAAAATAACCGTTGAATGAGTCAACAAGCTTCTTAGGCATGTTAACAATTCGACGGTTGTCTGGATCACCATGTGGCGTTGGTTTGCGATTAAGAATGTTGATATGTCGGCCTTTGTAATATTGGCGCTTCATAACGTAGGTTGGCATCAGCTTTGTTCGATGCAGATTAATCATGTTAAACAAATCGATGGGATTGTCCTTGATATTTTGACTAGTGGAATAATGAAAAACATCGTTATCGTCTAGATAAGCACTACCAGACAAATTAACGGTGTTATCATTTGTCCATCCCATTTTCGAGGCATCCCGCCCGGAAATAAACGTATCTTGAATATTAGGATATTCTTTTTGTAAAATTTCACTAATTTTCATTCATTAAATACCTCGCTTAAACAATTTAACTTTGGCATTGATATGCGGATCAATCTTCAATCCCAACTTGCGAGCATTATCAATCGCAAAATACTTAAACGCATCACAAGTATGATCGTTTTCCTTAACTACTTTCGGATCATCACTGTGAACGGTCTTTTCGTCCCACTGATATTGTTCATGTTGCTTAACAAATATCTGATTCTCAGGTGTATCAAGATAGTACACACGCCCTTGTGCCAACAATGATGATACATAATCAATCATCGTGGCTTCGTCGCTCTTAGCTACCCCATGCCAAACTTCGTTATATTCTTTAACAAATTCGTTTCGTAATGCACCTTCAGCAGAGTCAATTGTTCGTTTGCCAATCGGCTGATGATAATGCATTGAGTCTTCGAAGGACTTAATTTCAGGCACCAGGTCACTTGGTGCCTTTTTTCGAGATTGGTGTTCCGGACTGTAATAGTATGTGTGCAGCAAAATAACTTTGCCTTCAGCAGTCACACCAATTGCTAAACAAGTAGTTGCTGAGTTAATGTGACCAGCATCGATTGAGAAGTAAAGATTAACTATTGGGTCGTCATCAAACAATTTAGTTAGGGGATGGAACAAGTTCATATTGTAAACATTGGTTCCCAGGCCAATTATCTTCCCAAGATATAGCCACTTGTAATACTCGGGGTCATTCTTTTTATACGTTTCAATCAAGGCCAGTTGCTGTTCCTGGGTGATCCCGAGCTGATCATCTAGATACGTTGAAGTGTCCACATAGCATTGTGGGTTCTGTTCCTGGATAGCAATCCATTCATTAATCCAGTCATAGGGATTACGTGGCGGATTGTAACTGTAAAACACCTTCACCTGATTAACCCAGGGAGATTTTTGCCGAATAAACGTTGGATTGGTCTGGTCAAACACTTCTGCACTCTTAAAGTTGGCTGCTTCTTCGTACCACAGAGCAATAACATTTTGGATCGTGTTTGATTTCAGTTTCTCAGGCTTGTCACCGCCGTAAAAATAGAACGCACTACCCGATGAAACATGGGTGATGCGCATTGGTGAAACCGAATATTTAAATTCATCTGTCATGTTTAACATGTCAATCGCCCAGCAAATCTGACCATATACAGAGTCACGCAAGTTAACCGTGTTTTCCCGAATACAGACAACATTCACTTTATGGCCTAGCTGAGCCTGCTTCTTTAGCATAGTCAACAGCTTTAAACTAATAGTCGATGATTTAAAAGAGCCACGGCCGCCTTTAGCAATGATGTATGAACATTTAGTCGTCCACATTTTACTGAAGTGTGGATTGACCAGCTGTGATATTTTAATCACTCGTTTGGTTTTCACCGTCATTATCAGCATCCCCTAAATCGTCGATCACTATCGTACCATCATCATGTTGGTTAACTTTTTGAATTTCTTTAGCCTTTGCTTCAGCAATTTCAGCCTCGGCTTTTGCCTTACGAATTTGGGCTGATTGCATAACTGTTGGAACTGGATATCGCTTTAGCAACTCAGTGAGTGCTTTCACCTTATCGTTAGTTTCAACGAGAGCTTCACCTTTGTCTAATCGCAAGGTCTTCAGTAAAGATGTATCGCCTTTATTAGTAAAATTGACTTCATTCTCGTAGTAGAATGCCTGCTTTCCAGTTTCCGGATCAATGTATGGTAGTAATTCGTAGTGCTTTCCGGAACTATTAATATATGGTCCCTGCTTAACGTAATGTTTCATCCACCGTAAATGTTTGACTCGTTTGGCGTCCACATAATCACCGATGTTAGCAAACGCTTGGCGCTGAAGCTCTCGAACAATATCATCCGCCTTAATGGCCTCTGTCTGTTCGCGTATCATGCGAAGATTATCTAATTCTGCCCGCACACTAGCATTAACGAGTAGCCTTGGACCATTTACATTGGCGGTGTTCCAAGACGCCCCATATGCCTTCTGATAAGCCCAAGTGGCATTGAATCGTTGCAAATAGTAGAGGCAAAACAACTTTTGCTTTTCGTTTAATTGACCATTGTTTTTCAATTGATCGACTATTTTGTGTGCACCCTTTTTCGGTTTTGTGTGCACCTTTTTTGTAACTTTGTGTGCACCCTTTTTATTTGGGGTGCGTTGCCAACCATACCGTTTTTTCCACGATTTAACCGTGTTAATTGACACATGATATTTGTCAGCAATATCTTTATACTTCATACCAGCAAGATAATCTTGTTCAGCATGTTCTTGCTTATTCATTACATATCACCACACCTCCTACATTCTATGAATTAAAGGTCAACACAATTATTCACCACGGTATGGCGGTGTGATATTGCTACCAAATGTCTCTGTTAGCGCGAAGAAGTATCGATAATCTTCATTGACATTGTCATATTGACTAATTGTATCTAGCGACTTGGCCATAATCTCAGCAGCCTGCTGAATTCCTTTGTCAATCGTGCCGTTATCTAGCTTCTTTTGAACAGCACTTGTGTCCAGTACGGCATCTCTCAATGCCTTATTTATCTCCGTACTAAATTCGTCTTGAATCATGCTGACGATTGCCGATTTATTAAACCTTTGATCACCTGAATTGAACATTTTTGTCATTTTAATTCCTCCCAGTTGAACCGAAACCGTCACTACCACGGTCACTGTCATTTAGTTTGTCGCATTCAATAGATTGTACTGAGACATCACGCCGAATAACCAACTGGCAAACCTTATCGCCTTTGTTAATTTGATTAGGCCGATTAGATAAGTTAACGAAAATCGCCATGATTTCACCACGATAGCCAGGGTCAACCGTTCCGAGAATGCACTTTAATGGTGTCCTAAGACTCATCCCTGACCTTGGTCTAACTTCAGCTGAATACCCTTTGGTTAACTGAATTGAAATCCCCAAAGAAATTCTTTTCGTTTCGAATGGTGCAAAATAAACAGTTTGATCAGCATATAAATCAAAGCCGGTATCATCTGGATGTGCCTGATGTGGTGCCATGGCAGACGGGGTCATTTTTTTATATTTAAGGATTACCTTAGGCACGTTCCCTCATCCTTTCCTGCTTATGTCGCATGTCGTCTGTTAACCGTTCGCTAAATGGTGTCTGCAATAATGAACTGATATGATTGATATCTTCTGAACTATACATAACACCACTAGCAAATTGAGCCTCAGAACTTAAAATCATTAGAAATTCAATTCCATCAATATAATATCTGGCAACTCCATTAATGAGTTTTCCTTGTGCATAAATATATTTCATCTTAATGTCATTGCTGGGAGACTCTTGCTTAAAATAATCCCTTAGCTCGTCATATCTCATTTTGACTTCACCTCTATAATTGTCGGACAGCTATTTTACAAAGTTATCTGAGCCATAAGGCGCTGGAATATCACTCCAGGCTTCTCTGAGCATCACGTAAAGCATAAAATCATAGTTACTGCCAATCAGTGGTACGTTAGCAAATTCGTCATAAGCTTTGGTCATGATTTCAGCATGATTGTGGATAGCCTTTTCAATATCACCATCTTTAAGCTCTTGTGAGACCGCAGAATTGTTTACCTTATCACTCATGATCATTTTTGATGCCTCCGGTTTTAGTTTAGCCAACTCATCGACAATCTTTTGATATTCAGCATTATTTTTATTAAGCATATTGATCTCCTATTCTCATTGGATGTTGTTAACTTTATTTTTGATTTTAAGTTCGTTCAAGCGCCGAGCCTGCAAAGCTTTTCGTTTGCGATTCTTAATTTTGGACTTCTTATGACTTTTCGTATGTTTATTGTGCTTGCTCATAAATGAATCACCTCAATAATTTCTATTTTTAAACTGCTATATTTCCAAAAAATACTTTGCTGTGAGATAATAAAGCAAATGTTGTGGTTTGTTTGTGTGCCATTTTTTAAGGAGGTATCTGCAATGACAATATTAAATAATGATAAAATTCATCGTTTGCTTAATGAAAGTGGATTAGGAAACGTTAGTCCAGAAACAGCTGAAGCAGTTGAATCGATTTTAGGAGAACTAGATCGAAAAAATGTTTTAAGGACAAATAATAGTAAGAATTATTTTATTGATCGTTCCACCCTTGAAACCACATCTTTTCTAAGAGCATTGGTTGAACAAAATTGGCTAATAATTGCACAAAACGAGAAGATTATCAAAGCGTTAAATGCTTCTAAGTAGGAATTAAGCCAATAGGGTGAAATAACTTTCTAAAATGATATTAATGATTTAAAGTCAAAATCAGATAAGCAATTCATCACTTTTAAGCAGGTCGTCTAATCAGGCTTGGCTGTTTTTTTGTGCAAATTAAAAGCGCCCTCTTTGCGAAGACGCTTCTTTAATTCTTTGTCCAGTTGCTTGTCTATCTTCATTTCTTCCTTGGAAGTATAGCCATAGCTGGTTTGCTTCATGGGCGTATATGGATGCTTACGATCATTCATATAATCACCTCTGCAGGAAATACAGAATTATCAAAGCGAGTAGCAACATGCTGCCCACCAATATATCTGTCAACTTTAATTTCATAATGTCACCCCTATGTATCTAAATGGGCGAGGCCGGTGCCAGTCCCATTCGTGGCCACTTTTTTCACTGCTTATGAGGCAGAAACGACTTATCCCGAAGTTACATCGCCTAGCTAACTTTACCAGCTATTTTATTGCAAAATAAAAGTCCATGCTTTCCACACATGGACCGTTCGCTTATGACGTGTTGATCAGGCTCACAAAGACACAAACACGGATTTAAATTTTATTTATCATAAGCAACGTGACTGGTAGGGAATCGAACCCTGCAACGGCTGTTTCATACCGTTCCTTTCCGCATATTTACGTATTCAGCCACACATTTTATATTGAGGGAATGGAACTTTCTTATAAATTCCACAATACCAATATAACCCCTGAAATTGCATTAATCCTGCGGTGTTTCTGCGGTAAAACTGCGGTAAAACTGCGGTAAAACTGCGATTTTTATTTCGAATTAAGCAAACGTGAAGGTCTTCGAGCAAATAAGCATCTGCAAATTCCAAGAAGGCACGATTTTTGTAAAAATAATATCTGTTCTCGTGATAATGTAGCTGTTTCATTATTTGCCAATCAAGTGGCTTCTCACGTGTAAAATACAATTTGCTAATAATCATTTTAGAAATATTAGAACAATTCTCTATGGCCTCAATAGTCCGCTTTAAAACCTCTTGAGCGTATAGATGCTTATAAATAGTCTCTTCAGCGCTATTCCCTACATGGTTCGCTTTGGGCATGTCAGAAATTGTCGGTGATTTAATGTCCGTAATGCTTTGATGCGCATACCGCTCCATTTTAGGAATTGTGTGATTAAAAAAATGCTTAACCCGGTCAACCGTTTCTTTTTTATTTACTTCTGGAAATAATTCAATCATGTCAGTCTTACCCATAACGCAACTCCTTTGTTTTAGCCTCATCTGATGTTATAATTAATCTGTCATTAACTAACATTATTTAAGCTGCCGGAGACGGGAGCTTTTTTATTTTTCCTCCAAATTCTGAAACGTTCATTTAGCTATCTCTCTTTTTAAAAAGCATCAAGTAAACAATTAAGCAATTTCATGTCATTGCTCATTTGTTTGCCACCCCCAAAAGCGCTATTACAAACCAAAGTCCAATCGGCAAAATGATCGCCCACGCAGTCAACACCATTTCTAAATCTGAACCTTTAAAGTTCTTCATTTTTCTGCCTCCAATAGTTCCCGGCTTTCATGTATATTCCCAACAACTAAGTCATTTAACGGGGTAACACCGCCATTTCCATGTTCTTCATTTTGAATGCGAGAATTAAAGCACCCATGTTTGGAATCATAAAATACACGGCCATAAGTTGTTTTTATTTTTATACGCTTGTTAGCCCCAAAATATTTAATGATATCTCCTTCATAAATCGGTTTACCATTCTTATCTTTTAAACCAGTAAATTGCTCAGCGGCTCCCTGCTGAATGGTCTGCCACCATTCAAGAGCTGCATACTCCTCAGTTGCCTCAATCAATCCGCCAACAATGTAGTCAAAGTTGTTGCCATGCACCAAGTCGCCATACACGAAGTGGCCTTCATGAGGCACGTCAATTCCAATATCGTCAATCTTTTCGACATATCCACGAAATTTGATTTCTCTGCTCATTTTTATTTCCCCTTTGTTACAAAACAGCTGTTTTTTTGACTTATACGTGAATTGCTTTTCACGATTTCTTATTTTTTCTGCTCAATTAATTTCCAACCAAACAACTTACGATGTTTAGCGATAGCGTCTTTAACCATCCAAGTTCTAACTAATGGGGATTGTCATTTCGAATAATTTCCACAACTTTCACCGGACTGTTAATCTTATGAAATTGACCATCTTTAATTGCCAGAATCATGATTTCACCTTCCTAGCATTTTGGGAGTTGACTTGATGTTGATAATTGGCAATTGTGCTACCTGCCGTAGATGCTCTAATTCCCAAAATATGAGCAATGGTTGCTGTGGGATAGCCGCGATTATAGAGCTCGACGACTTCCCGACGAATCTTGGCAGCTTCACGTGCTGACATATCCCCCATTTTGCGGGATCGGAAACTTAAAACTGGCTGTTCAGTCCGCTTAAGAACGATTGCTTGCCATTCAGGTGACTCATTGGGAGCTTTAAGCACTGATTTATAACGTCCCTCACATTGTTGGATCAGGACCAATAATTCATCATAGAAGTGCTTATTGGCCCGGTTATGATCGTGAATGATTTTTTCGTAGTTACGAATTTTTAGTTCAATTAATTTACTCATAAGTTCAACCTCTCTAGCCCTGTTCATAATCGCTCAGGAAACCTATAATTGCGACACTCAATCTGTTCGTGTGTCATTGTCTGCCTCCGCTAATTTCCGTCCACACATCGGGCAATAATTAAACCAAAAGCCAGCATTGGTACTGTCACCCGGCCTTGCGTCAGGATATTTCGAATCATTGATGTCTACTTGAACATTTTCATGGTTTTGTTGCTGCATACTTTTACCATACGCATCTGTTGGGTCTAGGTACCATAGCTCGTCATGCTCACTTGACATTATTGAAGTGTTTCTTCTACAAAAGCTACAGTTGCTTTGTTTTTTGGACTCTGTAAGCATTTCAATAGTTCGCTGACGTTCCTCAGCTATTCGCCGATACCGTTCGATTTCACGCGCCTGGTTCACTTATTAATTGTTCGCGTTCTGAGTATGATTTCTTGGCCATTTGTCTGCCTCCAATGCTTAACGTGTAGGAATTTCATTTTCCGATCACCTCTTAATTATTTCTAGTGGTTCCGGATAGATCGGATTATTCACTTTCTTCGTCTGAGTGCCATCAATTCTCCAACTGTTCCGATAAGTCGGATAAATCAACGCCAGTTTTTTCATTAGCTCTGCCTTGTGTTGCTCCATGGCGTATTCTTTGTGACTATTAATGCCTACTGCTCGAAAACTCATTGCTTTTCCTCCTGTCAATTTCGTCCATCCGTTTCCGTGTCATGATATGCAGCGTAATCAAGTCATCTTCTGACAACTTAATTGGTCGTATATGATATTTCTCGATGAAGCTCTTAGCACCCATCTGATGGCGCTCGGTGTGATGCTCACGGCAGAGACACTCAAAGTACAGTTTGCGATGATCCACTAGCTTGCGACTACCTCTGCCTACCGGCGTGAAGTGATCGATGTCGCTATGCAGCTTGCCACAAATCACACACTGCCGATGACGTAAGCATTGGATCGCTTTGGGGTACGTATCAGGAATGGCATCCCATGTCTTCGTTTTGAACGGAATCCCATTCTCAAAACAGAAGTCCAAGATGAAGGTCAGAAATTTATTGGCTTGATCCATACTGCAATCACTCATTGAGAAGCTCTCTGCACCCGTTTTGGCATAGTAGAAGTATTTCATCCACTGCTCCATGTCGCGCACGTCATAGCCGGTGTAAGCCGCCATATCGCGCAGTATGGCAAAGATCTTCTTGCGCTGATCTGGTGATATCTGGCGACCATCATCAAGCTGCAACTCAATCGTTGGCTGTTTGTGGTTGGCGAACCGTTTCAGCCGGTACATATTCAGCTCATCATCAAGCTTGATAGTGATTTCGTCACCCTTAATTGCTTTGAGTTTGCCAAACATCTAAACACCTCGTCACTAACATTTTTGTGAATCACGACTGTAACATTATCTTTGCAATTATCATTTTTGGTAATCACTGATATAACAATATTCCCGGAGTTTTTCCGAATTTTCGGATAAACTCCAAATTAGAATGGCAAATCATCGCCTGTGATATCGATCGAATCACCAGAATTAGCAAACGGATCGCCACTTTCTGATTGATTGTTATGGTTGCTTGACCGTTGTTGTCGTGGCCGTTGTGGTAAATCAAAGTCATTCACATTCAACTCCACTGCGAATTGCGGTTCACCCTGCTGGTTCGTCCACTGATTAACTGACCATTGACCAGAAACCGCCACGTTGTCACCTTTGTGAAAATACTTCATGATCGTATCAGCACGCTTGCCAAAGACGGAGCACCGCACCCAGTCAACGCCATAGTTACCGTTGCGATCTGGTCGATTCTGACGAACGGCAATCGTAAAGTCAGCGACCTCGCTGTTACCAACGTGTCTCGTTTGTGGATCTTTTCCGATGTTGCCGGTGATTGCCATATTACGCATTAGTCTTCACCTCTCCATATTTACCATTTTCAATGTTTACAGCAAAGATCGCATGATCTTCTCCGGCAATTTTTTGAACCTGATCAACAAAGGTGTTGCATTTTCTAGCAATTTCTAAATCTGAAATATCATTTGGACGTTTCATTTCCATTACCCCTATTCCACGTTTTCCAACGCACCTTTTTCTTTTTGATTCTTTTCTAGTAATTCCAAGCGGTAGATAAAAGCCAATCAGCTCAATGTCATTCCAGTTCGTGGCGAAATCAATATCGCCGTACTTGTCGTTAAATTTATCGTTGTAATACCGCTGATCCTCGATGAACCGCCAATGCTGCTGTTTCTCTTTAGCAGCCGTTTTAATCGCTTTGTAGATATACTTAGCACGCTGTTCCTCGCATTCAGCAATTTTGTCAGCATTCAATTTTTCATCAGATTCCTTAAAAGCTTTGATCCGTTTGGCATACAGTGACGCTTGCTTTAGCAGAATCTTAACGGCCTGAGTCACATGCAGATCATTTTTCTGAAAGGTTTCTTTGATTTCTTGTTTATTCATGTACGGCTTCGGCATGTTTGTTCACCTCAACAATCTTTTGCACATTTTTCTGGAAGTAGAATTCAATCTTGCCAAGTGAACCATCTCGGTTCTTCTTGATCGACAAATTTAAATTCTGATCGTCAGGATCGTCACTAGGCCGCCACAAGAAGCCGACGATATTGGCATCTTGCTCAATAGCTCCGGTTTCTCGCAAGTCACTTAGAAACGGTTCGTTACTCTCACGGGATTCAACCCCACGGTTGAGTTGGCTTAATGCAATCAATGGAATCTTCAATGTCTGAGTCAAGATCTTTAGCCGCCGGGAAACTTCTTCAAGCGCTTGACGAGTGTCTTGCTTTGGGTTATCCGTTGCAATCAGCCCGATATGATCGACAATCGGCAAGTAGTTACCGGATCCCAATCGTTGGGCGTGCTGTTTGATCACACTAGCAATATCGTCGATGCTGATTAACCGGTCATTTGACCAAAAGTGAAGCTGTGCAATTTGTTTGATCGTGTCGGCAGCTTGCTTTTTCTGATCAGCGGACATGCGTACCGCCGGATTCTTCCAAAAGTTCAACGGAATGTTGGACATGGACGAGTAGACCCGCCGCATATTCTGTTTGGAACTCATTTCGAGTGAGAAAATTTCAACCGTCAAATTAGGGTTCTGCAAAATGGCGTTCATCCCTAAATTCAACGCAAACGCTGTCTTTCCAACAGATGGTCTAGCACCAATGATCATGAGCTGATTGGCTGTCAAGCCACCGCCTAAGAGATTATCCAAATCTGGATAGGTCTTGAGAAAGTGTGCTTGTGGACTTTCCAACTCTCGTAAGGCGTCATCAGCCATCTTGTAGGATTCGTTATCGGTGGCATCATCTTTCTGGTTAGCTTGGTTTCGCAACTCGTCAAGATGATCCATGTTGAAACTAGACGGATCTTTAAACACATTCATGGCTGCTGACTTAATCTCAGCTTTGTAAAATTCTTGTCGCAGTTGCTGAAAGGTACCGTGCGCATCGGTTGGGATCCTAACTGACTGAATCGATTTGAAAATTCCCTGCACATTTAGCTGTTTGCCAAATGGCGTATCACCGAACGCCGCCGCAATCTGATCGGCATTGTCATACTGACCAGCCCACATGTTGATGTAACTGGCAAGAATCCGATAACTGTTGTTGCTGAACCATTTTTCGTCAACCGTTTCAGAGTTCAAGACTTGTGGTTGATTGATTAGGAACCACATTGCCTTACGTTCGATATCAGGAATCACTTGATTTGTTTGCATTATTGGACACCTCTTAACTCTGGTGGATTAACAACTTTATCGGCTTCTTCAAACGTGATATCTGGATAAGTCTGTTTGATCTCTGGCATGGCTTTATCTAAATCATTGCCATATTTTGAATAGGCGTTGTATATCAAGTCTCTCCGTTGCTGTCTAGCAACTGACTTCTCAAAATCAGATGGACCAGAAGCCCGTGGCTTAGGATTAGAACCCTTAGAAGCCTTCATTTTCAAGTAAAGCTGATCAAACTGCTTCCGTAGCTTACTTGCCGATAAAATATTGGTTGACCAGAAAGAATCCTGCTGACACCACTTGATCACCAAAGCCACATCATGCTTATCTCGCTTATCAAGCTCTACCAGCTTACGCATGTCATCAGCCCACGTCTGAAGAACCGGTTGCTTAAAATCTGGCTTGTTTATCAAGATCTGTTTTTGCAAGAACTTAGCCAGTTTCATGTAATCCGAATTTTGGTCGTAAGTGCGCTTTTTGCGGTTACGACGAGAAGTCTTTTTATTGTCTTTGTCTTTGTTTAGGTAATGGCTCACTGGTGTGTCTCCACTATGTTTCTGTTGTGTCTCTGTTGCGTCTCTTTGCTGCTCACTATTTGCTATATAGATTTTGACCAATTCATAGCTAGTTGCTTTATTACGGCCGTTTACAGTGAATTTAATCAGTCCACATTGTTGAAGGGAATTACGTGCTTTGAGCACGCCACCACGGGACATTCCAGTTAACGATTGAAGCATTTGATTTGTTACAGTGAATCGCGTCTTCCAACCGATCTGGTTATCGATGGTCACGAGTGTGTACCACAATGCTACCGATCCGGTTGATAAAGGCTGTTCGTACTGACTGAAATCTTTAAACGCTTTAATTAGTTTGAAGATGTCCACGGTTATCCCTCCTTTCTATTCATACAATTTTGGAAATGAAACGATTGCTCCAGTTGGACTGATCTCACTTGTGCCATCAATCAACTTTGCTTCTTTCAGCTCGGCAAAGGCATCAATAATATCTTGCACTGATTCCTCTGTCATCCTTTTTAAGACGTACATGTGCATCACATAGCGGCCGAGTTTGTCCCGGGGTTTAAGTTGCGGTATCAAGCTTGTCATCGCTAAATACAAAACTGTTGGATTCACGCTAATGCCTTCGGAATATTTTTCAAAGAAGGCCATATGTTGCTTTTCAACATCCATGATCAGACCTCCAAATCATCTAAGAAATCGTCGCCAGCTTCGGCAGTTTTATCTTCCTGCTTCTTCTGGCTCTGGCGGAATTCCATCAGCTCGGTAGTAAGCTCGTGATCCAAAGCACTAAGATCATTTTTTGTCATGTGGCTAAGATCATTGACCTTGGCTTTCCCAGCAGCGTTGACGAGCAACTTCTTTTAAGCAACCTTCATTTCAGTGCTGAGAGCCTTTAACCGGGCTTTCAAGTTTTGCTTGGCCTTAGCGTTTGGATCAGGTTTTTGATTAGCTGGTCGTCTAGTACGTGTTTGCTTGCGTGGCTGCTCTTTAGGTGCTGACTTGGTAGCCTTATTGCCATCGTCGTCAAGATCACTGGTAACGCCAAAGATGGCGGATAAGCTGTAACGGCGAGCATAAGTCTCAGCCGATCCAAAGGCTTGGGCGTCATTCTTGGTAACTGGCATGGTAAGCGGTTCGAACTGGATCCATTCGCCGCTGTCTGACATCAAGATGGTTGATACTGATACTTGATTACCTTCACTGGCAACTTCCTGTGTATAGCTGAATCCTTTCGGTAGAGCCTTATCAATGGCATCAACGACACCTTCCAAAGTCACATAATCGGATTTAAAAAACGGATTCTTAGCGTTCTTTTCAGGTTGCTTGATATCCTTACGAACGGCATTCATGGCTGCTGCAATGGTTTTAATCGATTCACTTGACTTCATTTGATTACCGCCTTTCTGTTAAATTTGAAGGTTGTCTTTTCGGTAGCCGGCTTGATGGTTGGGCCATCCAAAATTACTCCGTCATCACTGATGTAGTGATCACCGACAAAGTGGAAGTTCTTCTTGATAGCTTCCTTATCCGGCTTCGGGTTTGGTTCGAGAAAATCGGTTAACCCTTGATCAGTTAAACTTTGGATTAGCTTCTTATCGTTTGGCCAGTTGACGCCCTCCCGTTGTTTGCGGGTTGAAACTGTCCCATAAGGTGTTGAGATCTTAGCTTTCTTATCACTTTGACGTAACTCATGCAAATAATCGGATAGCAATCCTTGCATGTACTCGCGACTTGATTCATTCTTGTCGAGTTCTTTCTGTTGCCATTTTTCGATGTCCTCGATTTGTTCTTCGACGTCCTCGATTTGTTCTTTAGCCGCTTGCTTAACTTCAGCATCTTGGTCATCGAAGTCACGGAGCTTACGCATCACCCAGGTAGCTGAACTCAAATCATGAACTTCAAATTTAGGCTTCTCAGTTGTTTGTTCGTCATTCTCTAAATCTAGTTTTGACAAAGCACTCATTCTTATTCCTCCTCATAAATTCCAGTCACTGCATAATCGCTCAAATGATCTTCCTCACGGCGCAAATAGGTCAGCATAGCTGCTTTAACATCCGCACTTGGTTCATCATCAATGGCTCGTTTTAAACCAGCCACACGAATCCGTGCATAAACGACATCCTTAGTAATTGTTTTTTCCATGTCCCAACACCCCCATAATCCGTTGCGTCCAGCTTCGTCGTGGTCTATACTTGATGTATAGAATATTTTGATTTGCAAATAATCTTGCTTGCGTTGTGTTGGACAATTGCCGTTGTTCAGCGCTTTTTCTTTGCTCATTTTTCATGTTTTGCCTCCTAGTCAAACTAATCATGTGGATTGTGAATCACGCTGTTAAAAATGTATCCGGCGCCAAAAACCAATCCATAAAACGTTCCCCAGCTAATAAAGTTTAAAACTGCAGCCATTGATTACATCTCCCCTGCAAATATCTGATGCCGCTTAAAATACTTGATGCATTCTTCGCGGTTGTACTTTTTCTGATGCCCCTGAACAACGTGTGGACAGTCTGGATAGTACTTCTCGAAAGTCTTAGTGTCTTTACATGCGAATACTTCTAAGGCTGCCTGAGCTTCAGTTAACGTTGCTTCGCGATACTTTTGATCAATTTGTTTGCTAACTTGATCAGTAATAACTGGAACTAATTGTTTGATAACCGCTTCAACGACATTTTTTGAATCCACATTGTCAAGATTGACCGTAACTTTCATAGGCGACACCTCCTTGTGGCCGATTGATGATCCATTGTCGAATCAGATTGTGAATCGAAACTTGCATGCTGGTTTGACTGTCCGTTTCTTCACTGAGCTGCTGTAAATAAAACTGAACATCATGGATATCTTGCTTTGTGACTTCTGAAGCTGGTTTGTTAAAAATTAACATCACCTTGTCATCAAGTGCTTTGCGTTCAGCTTCTTCCTTACTTGTCTCAATAAAACGAGTTTGCGGAATGTCAATACTGATCTGATCAGGTGAAAGTAATCTTAATCCGCAAAGATATTCAGCTACTTGATATCTGAATAAATCATCATCCAGATAATTCATCACGCCTAACAACCGATTCAGCGGAATATCACGATCACCAGTCAACCAATTCGTGATGTTTGATTTTGATAGATACATTTCGGCGGCAATCTGGGCCTGCGTATATCCCGATCTCGTAATGGCATTTTTAAGTTCCTTCCTAATGTCTATTGCCATGGTTAAACGCCTTCTTCTCTAATTTGTGTAATTTCAGTAATGCCGTTCATCCCCTAAAAAGGTACATTAAAAGTAGCAGAGGATTAATAACACTAGCCATTAACTCAATAGCGTTAGCCGTTCCACTTGCGGATAAACATCTTTGGAAGCCAGAAAATCATATATGAATTTCTGCCCTCGCTGTGTCCACTTCATCGTGTTGGCGACTTTCTTAGTTCCCGTTTTCTGATCAAAGTAGGAAAATGGTTCAATGTGCGTATACCCAAACCCTTGATACTTGGCGTATAGCAACCACGTTTTCCCCTGCCGGTACTGAATCCCCATTTTGTGCAGCAACTGATTGAACTTGGCGGTCGACATCCCGTAATTCTTGGCAATCATTGACGTGGTTTCTAACCCTGGATTAGCAAGCATCTTTTGAGTGTAATCCGCAGCCGGCTTAAGCTTCTGATTCTCTTCCATCGAATCAGCCAAGGCTCGTAATGCACTTGGGTAATCTTTCGGTAACGGCAATTGTGGCTGGGCCTTAGCTTGCTTCTCCATTGCGATAAAATATTGTCGAGCTTGCTTGCCTCTGTCCGTTCTTTGAATCATGGATAATTCCTTTGCCATGTCCAAAGTTAAAGCATGATTTACCTGTGGGCGACCGCCTTGAGGTTTCGTACTTTTTTGTTCAAAACCTGCAAAATCAACATTTTCAGTAAATCCATATTCGATCATTCGTTGAATCCAAATTCGATATGGTGTTTCAACTTCGAGGAAGTCATGCAAGTCCCGACCGTCGACAGCAACGGAACCATCATTTTGTTTGAAAGTTTTAATTAGTTCATTCATTTGTATCATCCTTTCGTTCTTTGAAAACTAAATATCGAAGTCTGCTTTAAACTTCTCAAATAACTTTCGAGCTTCTGGAATCTGTTCATCAGTCAACTTACGAATGTCCTTCAAGCTAAGTTTTAATTTAATCGCCATATTTACTGAAGAAACTAGCTGACTCCAGGGAAACAGCTGGTGTCCATCATCCGTATAAGCTCTGGCACACGCCCAGTCATGAACCTCTTGTTTCAGTACCATAGCCTTCGGATTGCTTTGCTTAGTTAATAATCGACGGACAACCGGACGCTCTTCTTCTGGGAATACCTTGAGTTGTTCTTCTGTTACTTGCATTACTTGGTCACCTCCTTATCTTTTAAAAGATCCTCAATTGTGGTACCTAGCGCGGTTGCTACTTGTTGTAAAATTTGTGCATTAGGATGCTTTGTTCTGATCTCTAAGGTGCTTATTGTAGATTGTGCTAGATTAGATTTTTGGGCTAACATTCCTTGAGACCATCCTTTCCCTTCACGCAAACTTTTAATTTTCTCACCAAAGTTCATAATTTCATCTTCTTTCTACGCACTTGCGTAACTATGCTTTTATTATAACGCACACGCGTATATTGTCAATGCATGTGCGTAAGTTTTTTAAATTCGTTTATCATACGATTAACGCAGTAACGTTTGGAGGTGCTTCCATGACAGAAGCAGAATTGATAATCGATCGTCTTTACTCCCTAATGAGGGAACGAAATCTAACCGTTAATCGTTTAGCAACACTTGCTAATATCACACCATCTAGTCTGAGTTCTTTAATCTATCGGAAAAGTGTTCCAAGAGTTGATATGCTTCACGCACTTTGTTCAGCTCTAGGCATCACGGTTCACGACTTCTTCGATTTTCCGCCCTACAACGAGGTGGAAAAATGAAGCCTAGTGAAAAACGGGATAAAAAGATTCTCAATTTACTAAATAAATATGATTATGGAACTAGAGGCTTAGATGCATTTATGTCTGAAGCCCCCGATAAGTTGAAAATGAATCCATTAACATTAAAAGAGGATATCAACAGACTTGATTCTGAAAAAGACCATTTGCACTATGTCCATGTCGTATATAATCAGGATAATAATGGGAATTACAGAGCCGGTGTTCTTGGTAACGTAGAGTGGCTAACATCTGATGGAAAAGATTACCTAGATGAGTTAAATCATTCTTGGGAACGCACATTTTGGCTGTATTTCCAAATCTATGGCTGGCCGATCGCAGTCGCTGTAATTGTTCAAGTAATTAAGAACCTACTTAATTAAATATCGCGTCAAGCAATCCCCAAACCACTCCAACAATAATTGGCCATACAATCGCCGGGAACCAAGGATGATCATCGTTCCAGTCAACAAATGCTTCCATAGCATCGTTGACCCTTTCTGAGAAACTTTCCTTCCTCATATCTTCTCACCTCCTCGTATCTCTTAGTTTCTTGGCAAGTGAAGCTAGTTTGGCAGCTCCGTCTAACAGGTCGCGCCAAACCCCTTTTCGCATTACTTGGTCACCTCCTTTTCTGTTGTAAAAAATCCATCAGAATCTTCGATTTCGACCACAAAGTAGTTATCATCAGTATCTATAATTGTGTGTATCATATGAGGGTTGCCAAAAATTAACGTCATCGCGTGTCCATGTGGCTCCTTGACAACAATCTTTCTGTAGCGTTCGTTATGGTCTTCCACTTCTTTGTGGGGATTCGGTTTTAATGCCATACCTGCCATTTGAGATTTGATATAATCAAATAGAAATTCGGTATCGCTCAGACTATAATCGGCTTTTACCAATTCGGTAATAAACGTATTGGCAATATTCGAAAATTCATCTTGCTTTGTGTGATCTAGTTCCATTACTTAATCTCCTTTTTGAGTTCTAAATGTATCAAACAGTTGACTGATACTCTGTTCCACTTGCCTATTGATTTCATCAACCAACTTTTTGGGATCTGTTTCATCTTCCTGATTCTTGATACTCAGCTTTGTTTCTTCTGGGCTTGTTTCAATAATGGTTCGGTGAATCAGGCTTCCACAAACATCTTCTTGAATTACTCTCATTCGCTCACCTCCTTTCGCTCCTTTAGTGGGATAATGAAGTTATTCCATTAAAGGTGGTGAAAAACTATGAACCATGACGAGATTAAAGATTTAGTGAATGAAGCTTCAAAAGTTGCTTTTGAAAAGCAACAACCGTATTTAAAAAAATTAGCCAAGAAATCGGTTAATGATTTAAAGATTCACGATGAAACAGATCTTTCCACAATCATTGCCAATGTAGTTCAATCAAGCGAATTACTGGCTATTGAAGTTGGCAGTAGATTAGCTAACCAAACACTCACAGAAGTTTTGGATCAGCTTGATGTGAAGAAGAAAGATTCATAATTGCCGTTTCAAACGCTTTCTGAATACTCTTACTTGAAACTTTTTGACGCTCTTGGCTACTTGCGATAACCTTGAGCGTTTTGTTTAATTCGTGTAACTCATCAATTAGCGTGTCTGCCTGTTGCTCGTTCATTCGCTCACCTCCTTTCGCTCCTTTAGTGGGATAATTAAGTTATTCCATTAAAGGAGGTGACTTGCATGGCATATTTAATTACGTACGATTTGGATAACCCTGGTCAGAACTATAAAGATCTCATTGAGCATCTGAAAACATATCCTGGCTGGGCAAGAGTGACTGAATCTTGTTGGTCCGTCACAAGTGGCAAGACAGCTAAGGAAGTTAGAAATGACCTTGAGCCATTTATCGATAACAATGATAGATTGCTTGTAGTACGCCTTAGCGGTGAAGCTGCTTGGACTGGGCTTCCTAAAGATGTTACAGATTGGATCCATAATAATGTTTAGTTTTGATGGTTAATACTTGTTGACCCTTCGGACGTCTGTGGTTCAGTGTTACGCTTGATAGCCTTTAGAATTGCCATTTGATCGTCAGATGGCATAAGATTAACGTTCAAATTAATCTCATAGTTCTTAGCAAGAGTTGCTATTTGCGGTAGCAACTCTTTTAATTCATCCAAAGAATGGACGCTTAGATTCATGTTTAACTTATTCATTCGCTCACCTCCTTTCGCTCCTTTAGTGGGATAATTAAGTTATTCCATTAAAGGAGGTGATAACAATGGCAAAAGTCTATATGATAACCTATGATTTGGACAAACCAGGTCAACGGTATAATGATTTTCAAAAGATTCTAAAAGAAAAAGTATCAAATGGAGCTTGGTGCCATTATTGGGACTCAGCATATTTATTTCAGTCAGAACTATCTCCGAAAAAAATTTTGGAGGCGCTACGACCTTCTTTAGACAGTAATGACAAAGTATTTATAACTGAAGTTGTCAATAATCATCAAGGCTGGTTAACAAAGAAAGAATGGAATTATATCAATAATTCTATTTTTTAGTGTCAGATACACTTTCTTGATCAGAGTCAGTTGGATAAAATTTTTGACGCTCTGGACTACTTGCGATAGTCTTGAGCGTTTTGTTTAATTCATGGAACTCATTAATTAACTCTTTGCGAAAATCATCACTGCTCATTCAATCACCTTCTTATTTAGTCAGCCGAACAGCGTAACCTTTTGTGATGCCAACTTTGTCAAACGTAATTTTGGCGATTAGCTTGTCGTCATGTTCCTGGTCGATGATTTCGATGCCCGTAAATTCTTTACCATTTAAGATGATTGGTGATGTTTGTTTTTCCAGTCATTACGCCTTCACCTCCTCGAATTCACTCTCAGTGGTTGATGGGTCAAAAAAAAGATAGTCAACACTTCGTTTATACATTTTTGCGATTTTTTTCATCGTGTCCATTGAAGGATCTTTAATGCCGGATTCCATTTTCGTATACATAGAGTAACTAATACCAGCCTGTTTAGCTGCTTCTAACTGTGTTAACCCTAACCGATTCCGCTCTTTTTTTAAATTGTTCATCTTGATCACCTCGCTTCACTCTATGTGAATAGATTATGCCCACTTAGAGTGATTGTCAACACTTATAGTGAAAATATTTATATTTCCTTTTCTTTCACTAATGGTGATAGTATGCTGGAAGTATATACAGGGAGTGAAAATATGACTAAAGGCCAACGAATAGCAGAACTACGACAATCGAATAAAATGAGTCAAAGTGAATTAGCTAAAGCTATCAAAGTAAGTCCTTCAACAATTGGCATGTGGGAAACTGACCAAAGGGCTATTAAAGATAATGACCTGATTTCTTTAGCTAATATCTTCAATGTTACTGTTGACTACCTACTCGGTAACACAACATCTAAGCATGGCAAGGCCCCTGAATGGGCGAATGATCAGGACAAAAAAGACCTCAAGGTTTTTCTTGAGGAGAATTCAAATGATATGACCTTTGGGGGTGAAGGGCTGAGTGATGAAGAACGAGAACAAGTTAGAAGAATTTTGGAAGGCTTCTTTTGGGAAAAGCAAAAAAGAAAGCACAAATGAATTCGTTCGAGAAAGTATTAAAGCAATTTGTACCAAATGTCATACCGCTGATCCCTTTATAATAGCGGATCACATGGATATAGAGATTCGTTGGGAACCTTTTGGAATCCATCCCTTAGGGCAGACGGTCTACTATGAAAACAAGCCGACTATTTTTTTAAATGAATGTCTTAAGGAGTCTGTACAACGCTACTTCACTTGCGGTCATGAATTAGGACATATTATCTTACAGCCAGAAACAACAGGATATCAAACTGGTCGATTGAGTCATGGGGTTTGCGAATACGAAGCCAATCAGTTCGCCACTGGGTTAATGGGGTTACTTTATGTAGAGGATAACGGGTATGGCCCGGAAAGCTACTATGATTTAGTACATCAATATGGATCGCCGGTTAAAGAATTAGATTAATTATTGGAGGGTTACATATGAAAAAATGTCCGATTGATGGTAGAACACTTCTTGTCTTTAATGAAGTTAAGATTAAAGATGGACTGATTTGCACTCACTGCCGCAATGAAATTGGCTTGGCCTCTTCCGATAATGATTATTATCAAATTTGTCAAAGCCTTACAGTTGCTAAAGTACAAAATCTGATTGCAAATAATTCAACTCTTGACCTCCAAAAGATACACAAAGAAAAAGAAGAGAAGCAGCAAGCGAAAATTGCTGCGCAAGAAGAAAAACAGCGACTCGCCGATCAAAGGCAACGGGAGAAATTAAATTGGCTAAAAATTGGTGATCTCACTGAAATAGCTCACGGAACTAATAAAGTGATCCTTCATAAAAATGAGTATGTATTTTACGAAGTTACTGGGGACGTTCCCTGGTATGAAGAACGAATTCATACTGAACGTAGTGGATATAGCGGAATGGGCGTGAGTTTTAGAGTTGCTAAGGGTATATATATACATTCTGGTCGAAGCTACCCTAGAACCAAAAAGTATACTCAAAATGAAATTGTTCATAGTGGGGAAATATTGTTAACAAATAAACGGTTGCTTTTAGCAGGATCTAATGATTCTGCACAAATCAACCTGTCATCGATTGTAAACGTAACTCCATACACGGATGGAATCACTATTCAAAAGAGCCGAGGGAAAGACGTAACATTAGGCGATTTTGATGGTGAAGAATTGGCGATTCTTTTAACCCGTCTTGTGTCAAAAGACCTGTATGCACATTCATCTTATGAGAATCCAAATAATACGCCCAGCAAGGCATCCATCGACAATTTAGTACAGAATTTATCAAAGGATTTTATTGTCCGGAAAAACGAACAACAGCATGTTCTAGATATTGTTGTAGAGCTGGATATTTCAGAGTTGAAGTCCATTTATCTATATACATACGAAAAATATAACGATACGATTGAAGCCATTACTAATAATGCTTGTGATGCAGTCCAAAGCTTTGAAAATAACGCTAATATTACTGGATATATCATAAAATTTTATGCCGATAAAGATTTCAAAAATTTGACATTCCAATTTAGAGACGGTCAGATGGAGTACTCATTGTTTACGGATCTTAAATTTATAAATTATTTGAATGATATTGATAATAAAACTGATTAACGGCGAGGTGAATCATGAAAATAAAAAATAGCATTTTATTGGGAGCTGCGACTTTATCGTTTGGGGTAACAATGCAATCTGGCATTTCTAGTACACAAGCCGCAATATTCCACACGCCAAGAAGTTGGCGTGGAAGCTATCATACGACTGATGGTAATAGCTTACGTATTAATACACATTCAGTGATAATTAATGGAAAAGTTATTTACCAGAGCAAGTGGAAAGGCTGGCATAAATTATCCTTCGCACGGATTGATTACGGTGACGCTATTACACACAAGCATAAAGTGTATACTTTTAACTCCTTGGCAAAGTATGGCTACCAGGGGAACGGTCAATGGCGGCTCGCCATTAAACACGGGAAAAAGGAACTTATTAATTATCAGAACATGGGCTATGTTAATGTTTGGCATAAATATTATTCAAAAGCCAAGTACAAATTTAGAACAGCTGATAATACGGACTTTTTCTATGATACTTGGCGACCGGCTTATTTAGATATGAATACAGATAGCACAGATCTTTACAATTCGTATAAAGATGCCAAAAACGGAGAGAATTCTGTTACAACGTTTTCCAATCCTAAAAAACAGGTTTACGCTAAATGGATTAGCAAAAAACAACAAGATAATGTTTTAGAGATCAAAATGGATGGAAATATTTACTACGAAAATAACGATAATCATGATATTCGCCCATACAGTGCTTATAGAAGTGCCGGTTCCATTTGGTCGGACTTTAAGCCTACCAGTAAATATGCGTTATTAAAAAAAGGAAACCA